CCGCCGCGACCTACTCACCAAAGGCCGCAGTTCCAACAACTAACAAGCCACCAGGGGGTCAATTCCAATCCGCCGAAAAAGGGTCAGTTCCAATCCGCCGTTGACAGAGCTACCGAGCTATACGAGCAACCCCGGCGTGCCGTAGCCAACCACCGAGGCCAGACAGATCGTGGGGCCGCAGCCGCAGAACCCGTACCTTGCTCACGCCGACATGACAGGAATCGAACCTGTGCGCTCCGGGGCTTCACTCCGGTGCTCTACCAACTGAGCTACATGCCGAATCAGGCCGACAGGCCCAAGCCGCTGAACTGCACAAACCAAACCCACATGAACCTAAGACGGGTCGCGGTAAGGTTCTTACAAGCCAACGGGGACAACAATTCCCAGCGGCGTAACCGGCCAAAAGGCCGGGGTCAAACAACTCCATAGAGTAAGGAACACAACCCTCAATGAACACCAAAATTCGGATCTTCGCCGTGGTGCTACAAGCGTGCAATTTCGTAGCCCAAATCGTGCGAATTTTCATTGAGCTGAACTAGGGGAAGTCGTTCACCCCACGGTGGGCCAGCCTAAGAACTGGCCCACCAACCTAACGTACGCAGGGAGGGAATCGAACCCCCGTAGCCGAAGCGCCAGATTTACAGTCTGGAGGGCCTTGCCCAACAAGCCCAACCCACGCGTGGTCTGACTACAGGGATTTGAACCCCGAACCCCTGACACCCAAAGCCAGCGCTCTACCAAATTGAGCTACAGTCAGTCATCTCGCAACCTTTCCGCAGGTCGCGAACGTCAAGAGCCGCAAACCGGCCCCAAGTTTTCTGATTCCGGTTTACGTGCTGGTCATCATGGTCTACGTTGTTCCCTATGTCTCGTGACAAGACCTCTCGCAACCAGTACAAGACGTACTGGTGCCGGAATCTGCAACGCCCTCAAAGTGGGTCGGAGGCTAAACGCCCCATCTCACGCACCGCCACAAGATCCCTAGCCGCTTTCTCTATCGCCGCTATCGCGATAGCGGGTGCGAAGGTTGCCAGCGACAACACGATGCCGGGTAGCGGATTCTCCACAATTGCGACTGTGGCGGCAGACCCCACGGGGCCAACAGGAGGCCCTGGTGGCGGGCCTGGCGGAATGAACGGCTCACAATTTCAGCCTCCGCAAATGCCCAGCTCAATGCCTGACTACCAGGGCGGTATCAACCAGCCACCCCTAGATCAGAACTCCGGCATCTCAATCTACAACACGGGATCACCTGGCGCACAACAAGTTCCCGGCCAGCAAGCCGGACAGCAGCCTCAACAGGCTCAACAGCCTGCGCACGGCACACAGATCCCGGACTACCAAACCAACCCCGGATACACCCAAGGCCCAGGCAAGCCGAACCCAGACTACCAAGCGCCGCAACAACAGTCGCCGCAACAGGGCCAACAACCCCAGCAGCAGCCGAGTCAAGCCCCCACACAGACTCAGCAGCCCGAGCAGCCGCAGAACAAGCAAGACGACACCACCAGGCAGATGGACCAGCGTCAGCAGAAGTGTCAAGCGGCATTAACCAAACTCGGATACACGGCAGCCGCTACCGCACCGTCAGTGATCGGCGGTGGTGGCCGTACACCGATCTGGTTTGATCCACGGCTTGACCCCATTCCTGCCCCCGATCCTGGTGGTTGCACCTCAGGTTGCGACGAGCCGCAGACTAGCCAGTCCGACTCCCAGCGTCTCGACGATATCGAGAAACGACTGCAAGAAAATGAGAAACGCACCGACGACTTGCAAAAGGACAACGATAAGATCAAGGACGAAAACCGCAAACTGAATTGCCAAGCAACCAAGGACTTCTCGAAGTGCCCAGACCTGCGCCGCAAGCCAGTCAAACCCAAGGACCAACAGTGCGAGGGGACTATCAGTAACCCCACGCCACTATGCAAGTTGAATCCCTATGACACCAAGTACTGCACCGCCGGTGAGGTACTTTCCAAGCAGTACGATATCGCCAAGGCGGTCCTTGGCACCGTGGGAAGTATCTTCTCGGGGCCAGGGGCGTTCAAAGATGTGTCAAAAGCAGTCGATGAGTTCACCAAGCAATGCCAACAAGGGGCACCATAATGTCAGCAGAAAGCGTCCAGACAGTCTTATTTGTCGCGATACCTCTAGGTGCTGTCGCAGCGGTGCTCGCGCTCATTGTCGCCCTGATCGTGTTCATGTCCCGTCGCGCGAAGCGCCGCAACCAGCAGCCTCAACCGCTGGACGATGACCCGACAACCGAAGTGCAGACAAACTGACATGCAGAGTAAGTTAATCGCCTGTTGCATAACAGTATTCGCTGCCACGGCATGCGGTACTTCACAGCCAGGAGCAGACGTAAGCACGGCCCCCAATTTCGACCAGATAACCGGCCAATACCCGGAGCAACCAGCCGGCATTCCTGGCGAAGCCATCGCGCCCATCGGATCATGCGTAAGCCTTGAAGGGCCAAGGGAGAAACCGTCGCTGAAAGTGGTTGACTGCGGCTCACCGGCTAACGGCTACAAAGTGATACAGCGAGTTTCCATGCCCGACCAGTGTGTCAAAGACGCCGAGCAGCGGTTCTACCTTGACACTCCCGATGGTGGATTCGCGGCATGCCTGGACTACGCGTGGAGCACAAAAGACTGCCTCAGCATCGGCAAGGTGTCCGTTGTCCGCGCCGCGTGCAACGACAACACAGCGCCCCGGCGTGAGAAGCCGATCAGCATCGTCTACGACACCCAAACAGCGGGTGTGTGCCCAACAGGCGGATTCGCCCACCCGATACGCCGGTTCACCATCTGCACTGAACCTCAGCACTAACGTCGCATCGGCAGGGATTGAACCTGCGGCCTCCGACTTATCAGGTCGGCGCGCTAACCAACTGCGCCACAATGCGATTACTACTTACCCCACACGCTTCACCGCTCAAGACGGGAGAGGCGACACGTGGGGACTACGTTGCGCAGGCGGGATTCGAACCCGCGACCTCACAGCTTATGAGACTGGCGAGCTGGCCAAACTGCTCTACCGCGCAATAGATCATCTACCTGGGGAAGACGATCAAAACCCAAGACGGCTAGGACCAAAACGCCGCGCTATCGAACTTCTGCCCACCTGAACGCAGAGCCGACCGCAACGAGGCCCTTAAGGCAACCGCCCCCGCACCTTTTCTCGGTCTGGTCGCCCAGCCGAAGAACATAACTATCCCGGCCAAGATAAATTCCGCGAACGCGCCGTAAAAGAAATAGTCCATTCCACGATTCGGTTTCGGATAAGCGATTTGTACTTGAGGGATTATGGCTAAAGAGATCAGGAGGAAGCCGAACAGCCCTATCGTCAAACCAACGATTTTTGCGAAATCACCCGGCACCCGCCCCAGCCTGAAACAGGCATACAGCAATGCGAAAGCGATTACCGCCATTATCACCGTCTGGTAGTAAATATGCAGTGCGGAAGAAATCAACTGCATCGCAGGCAGATGCTTAAGTTGGTCCAACTCATCCGGAGTAGGTGGGTGGGCGGACTGATAGGTCCACAGAAGGGTGCCGGTGGCCATTGCCAGGGCCAGTAACGACGCGCACTCGACTAGCTTGCTGATGAAGATGGCAATCTTGCGTTCCGACAACCCAATCACCTTGGACAACAACATCATCGAACTCTGTCCGATACTCAGCATCGCTAGCATCGCGGACATCAACGCCCACACTGGATCGTCCATGCCGAAACAATACGATCCCCTGAGCTGCCTGCGTGGATCGAACACGCGACCTGTCGCTTACGAGGCGACTGCTCTAACCAACTGAGCTAAGGCAGCAATACGTAGTTCGGGTGGGAGTCGAACCCACAAACACCACATTTTGAGTGTGACGGCTTTGCCAATTTGCCTACCGAACCCAACCGACCTAACCCGCGCGAGGCGTAACCGGCAGCAAGCACAAAGCCCGCTTTAAATGAGACAAGGCATTTAACAACCCGCCATCACCATCTACATAAGCCCGCGCATAATCCGACATCTCATCCGGATACCCGCCAGCCTGATACAAGTAGCCGGTAACCCGAAGAATCTCCTCAACCTGCTCAACAGTAGGAAGACCATCCCAAACCTTGCTACCGCGCCCCGTAGCCACCGGGCCACCATCTGAACCCCAACCACCATGAGACCCAATCACCGCAGCACCCCCAAATGCGGGCGCTCAGACGCCGGAGGTCGGCCAAACGGATAGCGCATCGTCATTCCCATCTCCAACTTGTAGTCCTCACACTCATCACAGACACAACCCGGCGCATACGACCAACTAGGCGCACTCGCCATGAAACAACTCCCCCGCACGCTCACGAACCACATCGCCTAAGCGAATCAAGTCATCACAAACATCACACCTGCACTCAACATCAGACTTGTACTCATCAAGCACTCTCGTCGCCCTCGTCGTCCTCATCAGTAAGCGACGCAATAACAGCCATCACCTTAGGAGCCAGACCAAACGCCTGCACCCACTCAATAAGGTCCGCACGCTCTGAATCCTCAAGCTCAGAACCACCCTGGCCTTGCGACAAATCAATAGTCCGCAGATCGCCGTCACCATCAATGTATTTAATGACCCGCAGTTCAGACACCAGAATGTCGGCCTTGTCCATGTTGTATTCAGACATGTTTAGTTATAACAACCAATCCCGAGAAACCTTGTTTCTCGCTTTACTAGTAGGCGGTCGATTACCGCGACGCCTATTGCAATCCAGATGCGCGGGCTTACCGTTCGAATCCGAAGTCAACAACGGAGAATCCGGAGGCAGATCACTAACCGGAGTGACGTGATCAAGCGACCCCGACCACGGATTAGCTTTCCTACTGTGCCCCTCGCACTCCGGGCCACATGTCAACGGAATCTCGTGCGCGTTCTCCCACGTATAACCATCTGTCCGTACGAACTGGCAGATCGGTTTCAGGTTCGGATCAATCGGTGACTTGCATAGATGGCAGATTCCCGACTTGCTAAGCACCCTGCGCCGCATCCGCAGATACTCACGCTCGGTACGGCCAGCATTCTTCGTCGTCTTCTTCCGCAAGTTCCCCGGCATCTAACCCCCACTCCGCTACGGCCTCCCCATGCCTGCCCTTCCCTGATTTACGCTCCCGGTACCGGTTACGGTGCGGGACAGCAGCATTGGACCTGCGAAGCTCTATACGGGCACGGTAACTATCACCCCGGCTCACAGCCGCCCTCATGCCCACCCTGTAGGTAGCAAGAGCCACGCCCGCAGTACCAGGACAGCGGAACCTCGGGGCACTCGCCCACGACAGCCTCTAAAGCCAGTTCGTCGGCATGCTCATACACCTCATCGCCGGTCATTCGATTGCCTCCAACAGCTTGCAAGCCGCGAACTCGTGCGCATGCTGACCGGCCTCACCGGCCCGCTTCACAAGACGCATCATCTTGTCCTCCGGCAGAGTCACAAGGATCTGCCTAACCGGCGGCGGCTTAGGCTTCGTCGTCATAGTCGTAGTCCTCCCAAGCCAGCAACTCACGCTCAGACCCCTCCAAAACGCCCGTAACCGAGTCGTACGCAAGGAATCCCACAACATTCGGATCAACACCCGCAGCCAACAAGGTCGCTGCCACAGCCGAAGTCAGCTCAACCAAACGGCTCTTAATTGGACCGCTCACAACACATCCCGATCAAGCCAATGCCACTGCATCCGATGCGGAAGCGCACACACATTCAGCGCGTCCCGAATCTCCCGCGAAACATCACCCACAGTCGCCGCATCAACCAACACTCGACCAAACCCACAGCCCTTCGGAGCCTTAAATTCCCGCGTCGAAATACTCAGCCATTCAGAAGGATTCAAACCAAGGGCTTCCCCGACCTCAATACATGCCGGGTGAGTGCCCGCCAGGATCGCGCCCTTAATCAGGCTCGACCGCCCATCAAGCCATGGGCGCGTAGCATCAAGCCATGGGCGCGTAGGACGCTTCCACGAGTACGGATGAGGGTTTGCCCAAGTTTCGATCACACCACCATCAATCACACCGGCCTCAACTCGCTAGAACGCTGCGCACGCTTACCCCGCGACGTAGCCCGACAACCCTTGCTCTTACAGCGGTACATCTGATACAGGAAACCGCTTGTCGCGTAAAACTTTACGCCATCACGTTTCAAGTCAGTGCCATTGCACTTAACGCAATGCAGCAGCTCGTCGTCGTTGTCCTCATACAGAGACAGATTCAGCTTTGACCAGGGCAACCAGCGTTCCATGAGCTGGCCCGTAAGAACCGTGTCATGCTCGCAGTACTCGCGCATGACCTTCTGGGCTGCCCGACGCTCCGCACGTGTCCCGTACCGAATGTCATGCCACAAATCGGTTCCACCGTGCGGAACCTTCCGGTCCCCCAAGTAGATTCGTGACGACCAATCCAGTTTCAGGGACAACAAGCCCTGCTTAAACTTCTGCTTAGTCAGTTTCACAAGGTCGAAACTCTTGTAAGGCGTTGGCGGGCCAAGTTTTAGGCGTTCGAACTCAGCGTTAAACCATTGCAGGTCGAAACGATCACCGTTGTAGGTGACCACGATGTCAGCCTCATTCAGCAGCTCCCAAGCCGCACGAATCATCCGGTCGTATGCATCGCCGTCAGCATCATCCCAAGCCGCATGAAAGATCACCTTGTCAGATCCGCGCCACTGCGCGGCGAAACACAATATGCGAGACGGCTTTACAACCCTATCGATGTGGATGAACGGCTTGTAGAGGCTGAACGTTTCAACGATGGCGCGTTGCGTCTCGATATCGACGGTCAGGATCTTTGCGGCCACTAAGAGCCCCCACCGTAGGCCGGGGCATGCGCCACATCCCCTGATCCGAGACCTATCCCCAGATGAAAAGTTCCAGCCGCCTTGACAACCTTGTCAGCTTCGGCGCGTAAACGGTCTATCTCAAAGTCAATGAAGATCTTGGCTTTCTCTAAATCCTCGATCCGCCCGTCAACCGTCACGCCTTTGTTCTTGCCGTCCATGCGGGTACTGCGCGCCACGTACTGCACAGCCTGCGCACCACAACCAGTCAACTTGCCTGATACTGCAATCAACTGAACGTCGCCAAACTGGTAGTACTTAGGCGATGTCGCGTCTGACATTCAAGAATCCCCCCACCCTGCGCAACACATCGCAGAACCGAGTGATCGGGTCCACGGAACGCGGCAAGGCATTAATTAGGTGTAGAGCCAACATGATTGGCACCACACGAGCGATTACAGGACGGCTCACTAGGTAGCGGTCCCATCCCTCGCTTAGAAGTTCGTTAACGGGAGCGGCAATCTCGTAGGCGATGATCACGCCCAGCAAGGCCGACCATGCGATGTCCGCTGGTCTCATCCCCCACCCCCTTTTAGAAACGCAGGCAGCGGCCAAGCTGTCCCAATCAACACTTGGCCGTGCCCACGCGGTGCAGCCAGAACCGGCAAGCGGGCGCACCAAACTCTCTATGGCCTTCGTAAACGAGCCCACGCAAGGTCTTGCCGAACCTCACGCAGTTCATCCTCAAGCGCTTGAATCCTCCGCGCCGCCTCAACATCTCCAGGAAAGAGGTCTGACAGGGCCTCGACAACTTGATTCGCGGTGTCGGCGTACCCGTTCGAATAACGGACCCTCGACAGCGCCCATTCGACTCTGCGCGCAAGCCTGTCCTGGCTCGTCACAGAACCTCCGGCAGCTCAACCACCGGGTCTATTCCCGCGCGACAAGCTCTGCAAATTCGGTTACCCGACCCCCACACCTCGGTATTCTCCGGCGTGTACTCGTGATTCCTACGGCACGTGTCATACCGCGCTGGCTCATCATCCGACTCGACATGCCAACACAGATTCTCGGCACGGTTATCGGAGACGTCACCGTTTTTCCACTTAGGTGTAGCACCTTCAGGACGGGGGCCAACAAACGCGTTCAACACCAAAAGGTGAACATCACGCGGACGCCCTTTGATCTTTACGCGTCTCCGGCCCCGCTCATCCGTCCATTGAGAAAGAGTTTTACGCTGACTTATTACTTCCGCTTGGTCGCTGACCTTATAGCCAGTCTCACCAACAATTTCAGCCCACAATTAGATACACTTCTCCCAACAGAATTATTGTAGCAACAAACCAGGTTCCCTTTACCGAGTTGCCATCGCCGCCAGAATATCCCCCACTTTGTAGCGCTTTCGTGCTCCGACTTTCTTGCCTGAATACAGGCCCTCACGCTCCCAGTTATAGATATCCCACACGGTGACCGGGTGGCGGTCTGCAATGGATTTGGCCGACGCCCATTCATTGACATCAACAATCTCGTTGTTGCAGACCCACCCTTGCCCCCATGCGCGCATCCGGTCATCTACTGACTCGCACGCCGCAGCATCGACAAGTGCCAGGGTTTCCCGGTAGGTGTCGATGATGCGCACGAGCCTCGCTACGCGGGTGTCATTAGGCCACGGCCAGAGGCCAGCCACTATGCGGCAGCCTCCAAGTCCTCTTCGCCCTTGTCGAGCATCTTGGTTTCATGCTCAAAGAAGATCGGAGACTTAGCCTTAAAGATGCGCGGCACCTGGCCCTCCACGCGTACACAAATGCCCTCATCAACCGAAAGCGGATTGGAAAGCGGTAGCGCGCCGCTGAACTTATCCGCCAGATTCTTATCAAGGTAAGCGTCTACGTAAGCCTCAGTAATCCTCGGCTCATCCTCGGCCGAAACGTACTCGTCGAACTTATGGATGACCGGAACCGTTTTGACACCGATCGCCGCGCAGAACTGCTCCACGCCGTCCCAAGACAGGTCAGCGATAACGCCCTGCCCATTCACCGTAGCTACCCGGTACACGTACAGAGCGCAGTCACCAGGACGCAAGTTGTAGGTGTAGCCCTTCTGGATCGGCTTCTCTTCACTCTCCCAGCCGATCAGCTCGCCATACACGATGAAGTTCTCCGGGATCAGACCCTCAAGCCACTTAGCGCAGGCTGCCCAGATGTCCGAGTCGTAGTAGTGATTGTTCTCAGAACGGCCCTTAATCACCCTCCGGGAGCCCGCCACATCCTCGTACGCAGTATCCGGGGTGGCGATTCGCAGCCACTTGTTAACCACAACCCGCTCAATCCAACCCTTATCGCGGGCGGCAGGAACCCGGCCAATACGGATGCTCGTGCCGTGCAACTTCTGAGTCACCACAACCCGTTTAGGCTCCCGGAACACATGCCAGTTCCTAAACAGATGCTCGGTATCTAGATGCATGGGGAATAGCTTCTGATCGACCCGCTGACGGATCTTCGGCTGCCTCGACGCGGACTGTGCCCGCTTGCCCGGAACCTCATACTTACGGCAAATCTCATGACCGTTCAGCGTGTCGAACGTGTCCCCCACCTCAAGCTGAGAAACGTCAATGCCCGTGTAGGCCAGCGACTCAAGCGGCATGAGTAGCGCACTAGAGTTGTTCTTACGCAGCCGGATTGCCCTAACGCGGCGGTTAGCCTCCAAGTAGCCGGTCTCGCCGGCATCATCGTTAAGCGTCGCCTCCCTGTGCAGGTTGTTTAGGCGGGCGTACTCCTCGGACAGCTGGGTTTCCGCGACGAACAATACGCGCAGGTCTCCGGCCTTAATGCCCTCCCTTTCCGTGAGCACCTGGTACCCGAACATTGGGATTGCGACCAGGTTGTCTAGGCCCAGAACCCTTAGAGGCTCTGGAACCCGAACGACAACCGCCGCGTAATTCACATTCTTAGGTGTTTCAAACTTCACTATTTACCCTCCCGCAAAACACTAAATTCATGACTCAGCAGCCGGGTCAAATGCAAAGAAGACATAAGCTCCCCGTCCCACACGTCAACCGCTAGCCAGCTGTTGTACTTTTGCACCCGGATTGCAGTTACATGCTTATCCGCGATAACAGTCCCAACCGGAAATTGATTTAGTCTGTCTTCAATGTCCATCCGGTTTAGAAAGGTGCTTCGTCCTTAGAAGGCTTCGCGTTGCCCCACGGGTCATCATCCTCACGCTTCCGACGAGCCAAAGCCGCAGGACCAACAAACTCCGCCTCAATCTCGTAAGAACTGCGCTTCTCGCCGTCGCGGTTCTCGTACGGCTTCTGCTTTAGCTTGCCCCAGACTCCAACTGTGTCGCCCTTACGCAGCTGCTCGGCCGCGCCCTCCGCATATGCTCGCCAGGCGTTGACCCGCAGAAACACGGTGTCTTCATCCACCCACTCGCCGGACTGCTTGTCGTACCGACGAGGAGTTGACGCGACCGTGAAGTTAGCGACGTGGACGCCGGAGGGCAGCTCCCGTAGCTCCGGGTCAGCGGTCAGGTTTCCGACAATGAAAGTGTATGTATCAGGCATGAATTACCTCCCTTTCTGTAGCAAGGATTTCGTTTATTGTTGAAGCGTCCGGTAGCGTTATTCCGGCCTTACGCGCAACAAATGGCAAGTCAGACGGCGGCACGAGCGTCTTATACGATGACCTCTTTTTGCCGTCAATGTTTCGAGTCTTAGTAATCACCTTAAAGTGATGCGCATATCGTTGGTACGGCGTATTGTGCATATCGCCGCCTTCAATGAGCACATCATTCTGTCTCAACAACTTGAATAGAGTGTTTTGGCCTATGTTTCCAAGGATCTTCGCGACCGTACCTATTGAGTACGCGCCATCAGCATTTGCAAATTGATCCCATGCCGCGACCTTAGGTGCGTCGATCACGACCTTAGCTTCAAGCTCAATATTTCGGGCTTCCGAAGCGACAGCCTTAGCACGCTCAGACCTCGCGAGGCTTAATAGCTCGGCGAACTTCTCAAGCATGGTGTCCGGATTGGACAACTCGGCTTCTGCACGCGAACCCGGCTCGATGTATGCTCCACCCGATTTACGAATAGTTGGTAGCACTTCGGCAGTAATCCAACGCCGGAATCTCCGAGCTTCCGGCTTCCGGCTATCCAAAATCAAGTCATAAAGACCAGACTCATTAACCATGTACATGTTGCGCCTCTGCGCCCCAGAGCTGACTGCACTACTAGTAAAGTCAGCCTCATCGACCCTGCTCAGGGCCTTGGACACGTTGCCGAGTCCCAGGATGTCCAACACGTCTCGCGCTATCCACCACGGCTCACCGTCAATGGTCACCACCCGTACGTCACGGCCATCAAATACGAACGTGCTTAGATCACTCATATCAACCCCGCCTCTCTGTGAATCTCTGCCGAAATGGCTTCAACCTGTTCTGTGCTATAGCCCAATCCGCGCAAAGCCTCAGCGCGAGAAATAGCTCCAATCTCAAAGAGCTCCAAAATTTCATTCTTTGAAAACGCCCGTCTAGCGTTCAGACTCATTTTTCCTTAGCCTTTAGGAGGCAATACGCCTCGTAGTCACTCTGTGTCAAAGTGGTTGCGCAATCCGCATTCGTGCATATAACGACACCCGAACCGACCCACGCACCCAACGTCGGTAAATCACACTCAGGACAAGGAGCCCGACGCCGCTCCCAAACCTTGCCCAACCCCACAATCCCGTCAGCCTGCGAATGCAACCCACGAACACGCAACGCAAATGACACACCGTCGATAGACCCATTCCAAGTAACGATGTCCCGAATACGCGCCTCGGGCCGAAGAGACAGAACCGACAGCGCGCTATCGATAGCGTTAATTAGGTCCACGACACGGACGTTCAGCGGTGACGACGGTTCCGAACTTCCGCCTACCCGCTCACCACCAGCGCTAGAGCCCTTAGCCTTAAATGACTCCAATGCGCGGCGATACTCCGGCAGCTCAGACCAGCATTTCTCAATGTCGTCAATGCAGCGGGGGCACAGCCCAGGCCGCACGACCACCGCTGGACCTGTAGATGTACGTGCTACGCAGTACTTCCCGGACTGGCAATGGTTATCCATCCTGCACCTTTTTCTTGCGTTCCCGATAGGCGCTCTTGGCTGCCAATCTGCATGCGCGGCAACGGAATGTGCCAGGTGCATGCGGGACAGCTTCGGCGTTATCTCCGCTTACCTCGTGTAGCCGCTTGCGACACAACCGCGCCGCCGACTTGTCGCGTAGTTCGGTTCGATCCCATTCGTCTAGGCCGCCCCAAACGCCGTACACCTTTTCCCCCGTGCGGTTTTCCCAGGCGAGGGCATAGTCAAGACACTCCTTAACTACCGGACATTCCTGGCAGATCGCCTTGGCAGCTTCGGTAGCGACGGTTCCCCGCGTCTTAGGAAAGAACGCGCCGTCATCGTCAACGCCCTTGCATGCCGCTCCCGGTAGATGAGGTATGTCCTCTATCCCGAATGTTGGGGTGTGCTTGCGCTGGTTGATATTGATTCCGGATAGAACTGGTTCGTTGTTTCCGTTTAGCGTTCCAAGGTCGCTTCTAAGCGGGCCTGCCCTCACGCGGCCTCATTCGACATTCTCACTCACCTTAATTTCGATACGCGAATTCTTTGGTTGCGTTTGATCAATAGATAGACTTAATTTGGTTACCCATTTCGAATCGTCGCCAGGCCAAACACCGGCCTCGACCATGCCGTCCAATGCTGCTTTGGCGAATGGCCCGAGTGAGTCAACGTCTCGTCGTCTTTTGTCTGGAACAAACCAGGTGATTGCGACTTGCGACGGGCCTAGATTCTTTATTCCGGCTTGCCGGGTGAGCCAAGCAACGGCCTCCCCGACCTGTTGCTTGGCTTTCCGGACTTGCGGCCACGTCCACCTACGCTGATCGTTGGAGAGCATTGGTGGGCGTGTCATGGGCACCGTTATTTGGTGCTCCACCAACTATCCCTTAAAGCCGGGCCAGTCCGGGTGCAGCAGCACCAGCTCTGTCCTTAGCTTTTCGCCCTGCCTCAGATAGATGGTGTTGTCTTCGCGGACAGCCGCTATGTCTGCGCCCTCAAGGACGATTGTGTGGGTAGCGGTGTTGTACTTAAAGACGACGTGTGTGTCGGGGAGGCTGATCTGCATACCCTCCGGAGTGATCGCCACACCGCCGTTCCCGGTAATTACAATGCTGCCCATTACCAGTAGTCTCCGACCGTCTTTCGCCCGCCGCTAGAGTCCACCATTGCGTCTAGCGTGGCGCTGCCGCCACCGCCGACATTCCAGTGATCGGACTGGCCTAGCGTCTCCCCTATGCCGGTCATTGCGTCGCCAGGAATGTCGGTACCGACACGCTCAGCGGAAACCAAGTCGTAGTGCGTATAGCCGTCCTCCTGCTCAGCGGAGAAGTTGAACCGCACATCGATATATGGCATCAGAAGTCTCCCGGCTGGACCTGCAAGCACTTCAAACCCAATGCCCGCCAGAGGTTCACAACCTGGTCGCGATCATCTAGCACAAACCGAACGTTGTACTTGCCGCGAATGTACTGGTTGAACAGGTCGTACTTCACCCGGTAGTCAGGCAGCTTGTTTCCGTTGGCGTCCTTAGCTCCGGTGGGCCGCATGTGCAGCTCATCCCGATAGATGCGGTTGTCAACCAACCACTTATCTGTAGCCTCGCGGCACTCATCGTCTCGACCAGATACGAATAGAACGTGTGGCGGACCTTCTGGCGTGTTGTCCGCACCAGCGATGGTGTTAACCAACCAACGAACATGCTCATCAACTGTGTCCGTGTGTACCTGCGTGTAGTCGTACGGTGACCGGCCAGCCATGTGTGCAACCGTGCCGTCAATGTCCACGATGATTGCTTCCGGTAGCCCGTCGATCCATTCGACCGGCTCAGGTGTGAAGGTCTCAAGCTGAGTTACCTTGGGCCAGTTCTTAATCGGGTACCGCTTAGCCATCCGCTCAATCACATCAGAGCCCACGTAACGCTCACCCCGAGCCTTACGCAACAGGTCGATAGCGGCACACTTGAGCTGGCCGGTGTCAACGTCGATTACCTCGAACTCGGCTCCGTACTGCGCGGCCATCTTCTGCCACTTACGCAGCCAACGCGGCTCCAAATGCGTAGCATCCACCACCACTGACGTACCCGACTTGAGCAGCGCATGTACCTGCGCACGCTCAGCCGTCGTCACCTGCTCTTCACACTCCGTCTTGCCGGTGTAGTGGTTGTCGTGCAGCATCTTCCGTAGGTCATCGCGACAGACCCGGACAGCGCCGGTTGCAGCGGCAATCTCTTTAGCCTTGGTGGACTTTCCGGAGCCGGGGTACCCGCGCATAGCGGTTAGTTTCAATGTCACTTATCGGCAACTTTCCGTGGATCACCACTGTTTAGATCCCGCTCAACCTCGGCAGCGGCAGCGCGCAGAGCGCCCAAACTGCGGTCGCGCCGACGGTCTCGCTCAAAATTGGCATGTACTAGCTTGGCAATAAGAATGGCCTTAAGGCGTAGCCGTTCCGGCGTCGCTTCACCGTCAAACCATGAGGAGTACTCCTCGCACACGAAAAGACCTATAAGCTTGATCTTTACGTGCAACCGAGGCGCTTTAAACGTTGGGTCGTACCGTACGCTCCACTTGTGAAATCTCGGCAGCTTGGGGAACTCCAACTGATCCGTCACTACTTCACTCACTCTTGCTCCTTAAGTATCTTGCGCACATCCGAAAACGTCTGGCGCTTAATGAATTCCCCGTCTTCCCACACCGGCTGTAACAAACTGTTCAACTCGGCGAAAAGACCTGCCTTCTCAACCAAAAACATCTGCCCACCAAATGCTTTCGACTTCCTTAGGACTGCCAGGCGGCCCGTTGCAGACTTCTTAGTCCCGTCATCGGTAACCGGGTCCTTAAGCAGATTCACGCCCCGACCGTCAACCTCAACCCAAGTCGCCTTCATCGCAGAACCAAACGTGTCCCGTGTGTTGTACTGGTACGTAAAGGAACCCACACCAAACACAACATTCGTAGACGCGTAGCCCAGTTTCTCCATGCGCGCCGTGATGGACCTAGCCCGATCCAATGTGATCGAATCACCATAGATCGCACCGACTTTAGGGTTCAGCTCGATGAACCCGGCGATGTTCTTGCGTCCACCGAAATGCTCGTAAAGCAGGCCAAGTACGCCCATCCACTGCGGCGAACCAGTGGGCGCATTCTCATCACCGCACAGGATCGTCTCGGGGTCTCCCGAGTCGGGCCGGATGACCAGCTTGCCGTCGCGGGCACAAACCTTGTCCCTTAGAGCCGGTAAGTACTCAGTGAGCACCCGCCACAGATCGAACGTGTCTGCCACGACTGCGACCGTTCCAGTCGGATACAGGTCCAGGAGGCGCGAAAACGTCTCTTGCTCCCCCAGCGTCTCAATGCCCGTGCACATCACCGAATGTTCGGTAGCGGGCACGCTGGACGCCTCGTATGGCCCGCCGTAGTAGCGCTCAATCCAATCGAGCGACACCAGGGAGTCGGTACCCGTGAATGACAGGAGGTGCGCCGCACCGGACACCGCCGCCGACTCATGCGAGGACATGCCCCGATAGGAGAAGTCATGGCACTGCCAGTCGATATCGGTTGGGTCACCGCCGGTTCGCAGGGCCGCGGCCTCCAGCACTTTGCGGTACTCGTGGGCAATGGTCGCTGACGTGGACGCTTGCCAAAGGCCGGCGGATAGCCCTGTCTCAACAAAGTTGGTCAACCAGGCGAAATCAGGGTGCGTGTTCTCCACCGTGAATGAGGGCACACCGATAGGAACTAGCGTGCCCTCAGGGACCGCGCAGAACCGCAACGGCAGGTATCCCAAACCATGCAAGGCGAGTACATGGTCGTACCCGATGCCGAGCGCTGCACCCTCTCCAAGAATCTGCTTGATCCGGTTCAGGTAGGCGATCACCACATCGACTTCATCCGCATTGAAGAACGGCACGAACTCATCCATCAGGTACCGCTGGATGTAAGCCTGCAACCCGAAATGCACCACCTTGTCAACACCAGGGATTCGGCTCTTGCGGTTGGTGTAGTTCGAGTAGACCCGTGTGACGTTTCCGCTTAGCGCGTACTGCCTGCGGTGGTCCAGTTTGTATGCGTCCGTGTGGAATAGCGGAGCCACGGGCGCGTAGTCAACACTCACTTGGATAGTCCATTTCTCATAGCGTTGAACATGATTGGGAAAGTCGGAACAATCGAGAACGGCCTAACCGCACCCGTGTAAGCGCCAGGGTGGGAGTCCGTGGTGTAGATCCGCCCGTAGTGGTCATGCAGCTGACCGGACTTGCCGGAGAAGATGCCGTGCGTAACCCACAGGTCGAGCTGATCCTTTGGCAGGTTCAACATTTGGGCTAGGCCAACGAATGTGCCGCCGCCGTCACAGATGTCATCGACAACCAGGTAGCGCCAGTCTTTAGGCGTGGCACCGAGCATCCGCATCCCGGTAATCCGACCCGTAGCGAAATCGCGTTCCTTCTCAGCCCTCACCGCCGGGCAGCCCAAATGCGCGGCGATGGCGCTAGCGCGCGGCAGTGCCCCCTTGTCTGGGGCAATCACAGCGTCATACCTGCGCCCCATCAAAGCCCGGTCAATCAAGGCGGTCGCATCCAGTTCGATCACGTTGTTGTATGGCTTAACCCCAGCTTCCGAATGCCCATCCACAGCGATAATCTTTTGTGCGCCAAGCGAGTTGGCAAGCCACGCATAGGCCGCAGCACCCTTAGGTGTGCCACGGTCAGCGCGAGCAGCGGGCAGGTAGGGCAGCATGAGCACGAACGGCTGCATCCTGTATTGGGCGTGTGTGGCCAGCAGCGCAGCCTTAACCAAATCGTTTGGGTCAGCGCCGCGCACATCCGCAATCCATGTCACCCGACTATTCGGGTAGGTGTGGATGTTCCTTAGATGCCATTCACCGCCCGGAAACTGGAAAGGTTCGGCGACGTTACTAAAGGTTCCCCGACCCTGCACGTAAGCTTTGAAACTAATTGTCACGTTCGTATTCCTCTTCGCATTCCGCGAGTGAACCGTAATAAATCTCGTCCTCGCATTGATCACAGATACCGTTGCTCACGCGGTAGGCGTATCTTTCGCATCGCAGGCAAATCACGGCAGTGCTCCAATTTCGCCCTTAGCCCATTTCTCTAATCTGGATACTCGTTCTTCCAGGCTCGGGCCGTCCGACGACTTGAGCCCATATACCAACTCCAAAATCGAATCAGCCGCAGCCAGGCAAGAGGTCTCGCTAGGGCTGTATTTCGTTCCCGCTGCAACTTCCGTCCGGGCGTTAAACACCAAGGCCGTATGCTTGTAGATAAGCGCCGATATTAGGTCTCGGTCACTGCTTTTCACTTCCCTCGGCTTCTCGCCATTCGCCCGCCGCGAAAACATCAGTAGCACCTCCAGGAACTACACTCGGAACCCATTCATCAAGACACTTCACAAACACAGGGCACGACAAACACACGTCCTCAAGCTCCAATAGATCCCTATCGGAAAGCTGCGAACGCGCCTTGGTGAACCTGTCATCCCCGTGACATACAGCGGCAGACTGCCAATCCTCCGGCCTCTGCGACATGAGCCGTTGAAGATCCCGGCTCATTGCGTTATACGGGCATAATTTCCCTCGAATTGCATAACGAGGTCTCCCAATTTTCCCTGCCTATTCTTGCCTACGATCATCTGCACAAATCCGGGGTCGTCTTCATCTGTGTGCAGCAGAATCACGCAATCCGCGTCCTGTTCAATCGCACCCGACTCGCGTAGATCCGCAATCGTCGGCGCGCGAGGCTTGCCGTCCTTAACCGGCCCGCGATTCAACTGCGCAGCCACCACAACCGCCGCGTTCAACTCACGTGCAGCCATCTTGAGCGTGCGGCTAAAGTGCGCCACCTGCTCTTGTCGGGACACCCGCTTATCGGATGGCTCGATCAGCTGCAAGTAATCGACCACCAACACATCAACCTTGCCCCGAGCGCGACAGTGAGCCACGATCTGCTCAACCGTGATCTGTTCTCGGTCAACGATTTGCAGCGGTAGCCCCTTGTTCTCTTCGGTGAACTTGGCCACCCGATTCGATGCCTCAATGTCCAGTCGCCGCCGCGCCAGATCCGTAAGGTTCACATCCGCGCCCTGCGCCAGAATCCGCGTCATAACCTCGTTGGCTGACATCTCAAGCGAGATAACAACCGACTGAAAATCGCGGTAGGCGACGAACTGTGAAAGCTGCGTAGTTGCAACGCTTTTACCGACTCCTGGCCTCGCTGCGACCACATACACGCGGCCACGCTGTAGACCACCATTCAGGCGGTCATTCAGACCTGGCCAAGGCGTCGGGATAGGCTTACCGGCCTCGCCCTCATACCAGGCATTCCACGATGTGACGAGCTGGTCAAAGTCCTGCGCGGACTTCTCTGCCTGTTGTACATCACGAAAGAACTTCTCGGCCTGCGCAACCATCGCGTCCATGTCCTCGACCGGGACATCGTTAGAAGCCAATTGCCTTAGCCGCACACCTAATTCACCGAGACGCCGCAGCCGGGCCTTACCCGCAACAATCTCCGCGTACTGCAACCCAAACTCGGGGGTCGGCACCGTCGATATCAGCGTATGCAGATACGGCGCGCCGCCAACCCTGGTTAGCTTCCCCGCCCTGTCGAGCTGGGCCGCTACTGTCACCGGGTCAACGTCAACGCCGGAGAGCCAAGTATCCACAATCGCCGTGAAGACGACCCCATGGTTAGGCCGGTAGAAGTCGTCAGGCTTCAAAACCTCGGAAACCTCGGCTAAGGCTTTCTCGTTGAGCATCATCGCGCCCAACGCGGACTGTTCCGCTGTGATGTCTTTCGGAATACGGTCCTCGTCCGTCACTTAACCCTTTCTTTAACCTCAAGTAGCCAATTCTTTTGGGCCTGCCGGATGCACTCACGGCGCGTATCAGCGCTAAGGCCGCTAGGCAGATCGGGGACCGTGAACACAAACCCAAATGGCTTAAGCGGGGTTACATCCCCGGTACGCCAGCAGTCCCTAAGCACGTTCAATAGGGATTGGGTGTGCTTGTGGGTGTTCATCGCCTGCGACACCAGCGACGGCAGTAACGCCGGAGACAGATCCTTTTCCGTCCACAGAATCAGGCCACGCTTGACGTGTTCCAGGTCGATACCCTCCGCGATCAACTCGGCTGCACGCCGCGCTAATTGCTTACGGATAGCGGATGGATGCTCGACCGGCACAACCTCACGCACCAACGCCCCGGCAGCGGTGTCCGGTTCTACGTCATCGTTCCAATGGGCGTAGTCCTTCATCACATATCCGGAGCTGGTCTTTACCCAAAGCCGTTCACGCACAAGAGCGTCAATCTCTTCCCTTGTGCCTAGCTCCATGGCTACGGACTCTGAGACGTGGCCGGCTGTCCTGTCGTATCGGCAGCGCGAGTTTGCGCGCGCCCACAGCCCGATTGCTGCATTCCCAGCCGCTTTGGCTTTGGGGTGGTTCCAGAACTCCCGGTGAATCCTGCCGTTATCACTCACTCTTCATCCCTTGCCTTGAATCCAGCGCAAGCTGGCCACCAGGCCCGAACGTCGGACGATTCGGACCCTGTTTCACGCGGGTAAGTAACCCGTCCTCCCGCCTCTAGCGGGATTAGGCATTTCGGCCACCGTCTCATCACCCGGTACACGCAATCCCCGCATTTCAGACCTTCGCCTCCCCGGACACGGGCGGCCTGGTCGTGCAGCCTTATCGACTTACCTAACGGGTGCTCGCCCCTCGCAATGCGTGTCTGAATCAGCCGTTTGCGTCGCTCACTGGCTGTGGACTGTTCTGGTAGGGGTGGAACCACGTAGGCGTCATCGGGTACTTCAAATAGTCCAATCTCGGTCATCAGAAAAGAACCTCTTGAGTCACGAGGCTGCCGAATTTGGTCAGCAGCACCCAATCTGAACCGCGCCTAAGTAGCGGCACCTCTGCCGGTTCCTGCCAAGGCCGCACATGGAAACCCTCGATAGCCGCAGCATCCGGGTTATGTTCAATCCAGCCATGGCAACCCGTGGTGCCGGAGCCGCACACGGCGACTATGTTTTCTGGACTCCACGGGCCACCCTGACCGCGTTTCTTGCGGTGATGCATAGACAGGGCTCCGGAGCGGCAGCAGCGCTCACAGAACCCCTCAGAGCGTTCTTGAACTACCTTGCGGCACTGCTTTTCGTTCAAACCTTCTTATCGATCAGATCGCTAAGCCCGGTGATCTTCCCAACCAGAGCCTTAGCCGCCTCCGCGCTGATCAGTTCCGTGACACGATCACAAGTACTTTCGAGTTTCTTGACGGCATCCGGGCCGTGCAAGTCCTTGCACTTAGGATCGTTGACGGTGTTGGACATCAGCTTGAGAGCCATCGTCACGATCAGCGCCTCCGAGGGCGTCAGTTCCACCTTGAGCTTGACCATTTTGATTAAAGTCCTTTCGTAGTTAGTACCGTCAGCGGCCAGAAACGTTGTATTCCTGCGCAATTAGCCGCGCCGACGTTTGCAAACCGGACAGCTCAGACTCCAGGTCTGATTTCTTGTCCTGCGCGTATTTCATGGTGACCTCGGCGGTATCCATGGATTCCCATAGCTCGGCGTTAGCAAGTAGCGCCTTGTCTTCGCGGTCCGCGCGTGTGCCCTGCTCTGATTGGCGAGACGCCGCCAACCCGAGCTGATAGGCCCGCTTAGCGGCCAAATACTCGTCGCGAGCTTGCCGAACCACCTTGGTGCCCTTGGAAATAAAGGCCACCACATCACGGATACGCGACTCAATCTCAACCGGATTAGTCGGTTCCGCCACTAGATCACCTGCACAGGCTCTTTATGCCACCTCCGGCGAATCTGACCCCAACTAAGGCAGCTCGCGCACAGAAGCAGGTGGTCCACGAACCCGACTGCGTGCGTGGCCTTGCGGCCACACTTGTTGTCGCAGTCAGGTCCAAGCGACGGTTTCCACCAGTTGCTATTCATCGAGTGTCACCACCCCACCCACAAGAGCAGCCGTGAACGCCTTAACCACATCAGCGGTAGCAGTCTTCAACGACTTGCCCGCATTGTTCTTAGTGAACGTTGCCGCAACCCGTTCTAGATCCCACTCATTCTCGGCTGCAACGGCCCTCAAGTCGTCTCGTGCCTTATCGGCAGCAGACGGTGCCTTAGCCTTGGCGGGTGCGGCAGCCTTAGCGGCAGGACGTGCAGACGTGGCCCGCTCATGCGACTCGGCATCAGGATCGGGATCACCAGTCGGAATCATCAACGCCTGCAACAGGAATGTCCGCAGCGCCACTGATTCGGCCTTAGTCATCGCCTTATCGCCGGAATCGGCAGCCTCGCCGTACGTGACGCCGCCGAAATGATCGCCTCGTGGCCCGAATACGGTGAACTGCACCTTAGCGATGCGGTTAACCATCTTGCCGCCCTTGGCGGTCTCGTACCGTTCCGCTTCGTGCTCGATAGCGATTGGGACCACCGTCACGCCGTGCTTTCGGAGCACCGGGCCAACCGCGTCCATTACTGCATCGATGCCACGGAAGTTGAAGCCCTGCTGCGCGTTCCGCGACTCCTTGCCGATGGACCTAACCTCATCCATAACCCGGCCCCACGCCTCATGGACGGTCGGGGTCGGGTCGTAATGGGCCGGGTCTTTCAGCTTGTTTTCAAGCTCATCGAGACGCGAAATGATCGCCTCGTAAGTAACTTCTTCTTTCACTTCATCGTCGGTCAAAATCTTCCTATCCTGTGCCGCTAAGTGCGCACGTTCTATCAGCGTGGCTTACGGCTACACCCCACGCGTGACCGGAGTCTTGAAGGAATTGCACCCGCCTCAACCAGGCTATTTCCCGCCAATCAAGGGCAAGCCCAAGGGGCGTCACTAGATGCCCAAACGCAACCTGATTACGTTGATTGTGTTCGAATGCTGGCCCGATCAGATCGGCCCCCCACAAGGCGTGCCCGATAAGGCAGCTTGGTTTACCTTTCACTACATATCTGCACGCAACACCGTTGTTGTCATAGACGAACTCGGGGTAAGACGCCGCCTTTTCTCGTACCAAACGAATTAGGTTCTCACCAATTAGAGACATCAGTTCACTCCGCCATAATCCAATACGCCACGACCACACCCATAAAGAATGCGGCCAAAACTATTTCTCCGAGTAAGCCCATAGCGCATCTATTTCCTTGTCAGCTTCGGTAGCTTGCGAGCCTCGCGCACCTGTACCGCCAACTTGGCGTACTCCCAGCCCTTATTTAGATCAAGCCAATACAGATTGGAGCGAGGCCGCACATCCCGAATAGGCGTATGCACCAGCAAGCCCTTGCTTTGATCACATTTAATAGGCGTCCGCTTACCGGTCTTCTGGTCATACAGGACGCTCCGCGACGCAATCGCAACCTGAATCGTGACCTTGAGCGGAAAATCAGGCTCACTAGAACCCGTCTTATCGTCAGCCGCGTACACAATGCCAGTGGGTCGATGCAACAAGTATCGGTCCGGGTTACCGGCACTCTTCAACTCGTCATTAACCACGAACGGCTCAATAAGCACCGGGTCGAACTCTTCAATAGCCGCCTGGCGGGCTTCAATCCAAGGCTCAAGCTGTCGTGGCACATACTGCGGCTTGCGGCCCTCGTCTAGAACCTCACAGAGGCCATGGAACGCCGTACCTAACCCGCTCGCATCTTCCGAACCGCCCAATGCCTGCGCACTCGCTACCAACTCTTTTAGCGGCTTCTTGCCCTCGGGTACTGCCCAAGGATCTTTGTGTGCGGACACCAGGTGTGCGGCCTGCGCGAACAGAGCTTCTGACTTCACAACGCCCATAAGCGCTCTAGCAGCTAGCCAGTCAGACAGATTGCCCTTGTCGTCAAGAGTGCCGGCCAACGTCGAGATGCGCGTGTAGCCCTCTGCGTTAATCGGGGTCTTACCGCCCGGCTTATAGCGCAGCGGCTCCCCATTCTGCGTGATATACGGCCTACCCCAGCGGTCCCTAACAATGCTGTGGTCAGTCAAAATCCCCCACAGTCAACCTAGGAATCAAACGTAACCCCCTCTAAAATCATTCACCCCAGTTGCGACTGCCTTAGACCACGCATCAGCGTTCACAATCGTCACGGTCTGACCCTTTTCCACATACAAAACACCGGCCTCTACCCGCGCCGATTCAGCGGAATAAGCTTCCGAATTTCCCTGGTAGTCGAACACGCGAATTGTGCCGTTCACTTAGGCCCCTTAATTTCGAGAACCACGGGAAACATGCCCATGAAACCATTGCGGTATCCGCCGGTCTTAAGGTCGTAGACCTTGCCTTGCTCAAGCCGCGCCCACAGATCCCATGAATTGAAGGAACCTACTTCCCAAGCGTCATCAACAGAGAAAGCACCGCAACTAGTCGATAGCCGATTCTTACGAGTAGTGCTGGTGTGGCCATTGGACCCCGACGTGTCGTAGAGGGTGTCTTTAGACAGCACCGTGCAGTCCCGGTGCCATTCCTGGTTGCTCGTCGCGCAGGCGGAGGCAGAGATGCCCAATGCCGCGCAGATGGCAGTGATTGCAGCTGTGCGCCACATGTGTACTCCTAAAATGGTGTGCAGATACGAGAAAACCCGGCCAGCACCCCCCTAGGCTGGCCGGGTTAACCCGAAAATATTGTTAGGACTCACGAGCGTGAAAACAGTGAGTTTTCGCGGTTTGACAGGACACCGTTTGAAACAGTTACCATTAAACAGTTGATTTTAGATTGCTGCTTGTGTCCTCGACCGCAAGACTGGACCCGATTTCTTTCCTATATGCAAGGTAAAATATTGCTGTATGGGTCCACAAAGTTTAGAAACTGGGCGCTCTCTATTTTTTCTGAAAATGAAAGTTGAGTGTGATTGCTGTTCGCGCCCACTAAATTCACCATACCCCAACTAGGGGAACACTACCAACCCATCAAATTACGATGGGCTGATAGCGCGGTCCATTCACGACATCTCGCACCAATTCAGCGGGAGACTTACCCTCTACCGCCATTCCGAACACCGTGGGCGACAGTCCAGAAACCAGCGTCACATTGCCGTCATGGGCTAGTGCCGGGTAGTTACTGTTTCGGGCGTTGACGTTCCAGAACACGACGTGAGGCAGTACGAGCCCCGCAGCTGCGAACTCCCGCTTGGCCGTCTCAAAGATGGTGTCAACGGTGCGGTCGTTGCGGTAGAACCCGAACGCCGCGTTGAACTCCATATCCGACACCACGTAGAGAGTCTTGGGCACCTGGCCTGAGCGCTGCCCCGCTGCCAAGATGGCCCGGAAGGCCGCATGCAGGTCTGTTGAGCCATACCAGCCGGTCGAATTCTCAATCGCGCGCATCCGATCCGCCAGGGTCTTGCCCGCGACCTTCTCAATCTTGGGGGTGGACGAGAAGGTCATGAAGTGATCTTTGTAAGCGCCCTGATTGCGGTCCGCGAAATACAAAGCCAGCGATACCGAAACCGACATAGGCCGACCACTCATCGATCCCGACACGTCCGCTAGGACGATCCCATCGTTGCCGCGCGTGTAGTCAGGCAGATTCGCCCACAACGCATCCGCAGCCTGCGACTGACCGGCATTCACCATGTCATACAGCTCATACGGATACAGGGTCGCCGCGTTTACCTTGGCCTCGCCCTTAACAACCGAATCGAGGTAAGCCTGATACTCGGCGGGCGTGTGGCGATGGAACGCCTTAACGTGCGTCATGTGAGCGCGCGAAGGCAGCTTGCCCCAGTCAATCTCACCCCAACGCTTAGCGGACATGTCCTGCTCAAGCAGGCCGATGTGAGCCCGCAGCCGAGACAGCACCTTGCGATACTTGCGCTGATCCAGGCCGATAGCCTTACGCAGGTTTACCGCAAGATCCTTGCGTCCCTTGGACGTATCGGATGGCAGCCACTTGGCCAGCAGTGATACTGAATCGCCACGGTTGTACGCGTCGGCGTCCTTCACGAGCTGGTCGCCAATGATCTTGGCCATGCCACCTGTCACCGTCGAACCCTGATAAAACATGTCGTCCCAGCGGCCATACTCCGGAATGTGCTTAAGTACCTTGTCCATTGGAGTAAAGCCCAGGTCGGCCAAGCGCTTAAGGCAGGCCCGGAAGACAGCGCGCTCCCCCTGCCCTCCGCGCGCATCGCGCAGGTAGAACATGGTGCGGATAGCAGTCTGCGGGTCTTCCCGATACGCCTTCTCGAAAAGATCGGCAGCCTTGTCGGGGGTGTCCCGCATCGCCCCGGCAGCCGCGAAGAAATCAACCACCGCGTTGAGACTCGACGCATTCGTGACCGCGCCGTTCTCAGTGCGGGTCAGGTTGGTCTCGCGGCTAATCTCCTGCAAAAACGTGGTCACGATCTCTTACCTCCCCGAAGTTCTCTTTGTAGTCCTTAGCCGGTACGACGTGGACGTTTCCGGTTGATGGCACGTACACCAGATAGGTGCCGGGATAGACGACAACGCCCGTGCCCCGGAACCGGATTCGCCGTAGTGAGCCGTCCTCTTTGAACGTCACCGTGAGCTGCCCAAGCTTGCTCTTCTTCTCGCACGACAATGACAGCATGTAGGTCACTGCCCCAAGGTTTCTGCCGGTGACCTTGGTAGCCCATGCAACGTCTTTGGGCATGGGGACCGTCTGCACCAATCCTTGTGTCTTAGTTAACTTCTTGCTCATTCTTGTTCTCCAAACTTGCACGAGAGTCCTCCGACAGATTCGCCTGCGTAGATCCCGTGGTAGATAACGCAGGTACGCATAGCGCCGTCCACCTTGATGTGTGCGACCTCAATATTTCGATCCGAGGTTTCGGTACGGCCCGTGTCCTGCGCGCAGCCCACTAGTAGGCCGGTGAGGCCGGCAGCGACAACGCCACCGGCCACCAGCATCTTCGAACGCCTCACTTACCGATTACCGCCCTGCGGGACAACGTAAGTCGGCTGGTAAGGGTTGCCGCCCTGCGCAATCAACTGGGACTGCAAGTACGCCTCAATGGTTGGGAAGCCCGCAATCTCGGCCTGCTTCTGCAACGCTTGCTGCTTAGCCACCTCAGTCTGCGACTCCGCAGCCTTAACCTCCGCGTCGGCGGCAGCCTTTTTAGCGTTCGCCTCCGCGACGCTGGACTGCTCCTTATTGATTGCAGCCTTGAGGTTTCCGTCCATCGGCTCAGGCTTAAGCACTGTTATCTGAAAGTTTGTGAAATACTCCTGCCCGTCAGTGCGCGCCTTGGACGCGCCCGGAAGCCGTTCTTTCAGCACGTTCTGGAATTCCACACGCACCTTCTCGTCATTCCAGATCTGACGCCAAGTGTACTTCTGCGCCACCTGCGTAAGCGTCTGCTCAAGTGGTTGGCCCACAACATAATTGACCAACTGCACCCAACCATCCGACTGAGTGCCGTCCGCATTCAGCCAACCCTGATACTTAGTACCGAAGTCCCGGTGGAACTGAGACAGCTTCTCGCAATCCGAGGTCAGGTCCATGGTCACAACAACCGGCACCTTAAGCTCAGCCGGTGCCTCCGCGCCCGACACCACAACGTAAGGCTGGTGTTCCGCGCCCTTTGCGCCCGTAGCGTCCCAACTGATCTGGCGCGCCGGATAGCGGTAGATCTTGAAACCGCCAATCGGGTTGGCCTCCGAGGTTTCCGGCCCCATACAACCGATGATCTTTGGGGCGGTAGGAACAAACGCGTAGTCATCGACCTTAACTGCCGTTTGACCGGCGGGAATCTGGGTAGCGCAGGCGGAAAGCGTGAGGCCAGCGGCCACGGCGATACCGACTACAGCTGCCTTAGTGCGTTTCATACTTTGGATTGCCTCTCTAAAAATTGGTTGATTGTTGATTCGATTTGTTGTTGCCGTTTTTGGTCGTACTCGTCTTGCTCGCGAGCTAGGAGCATTCGGGCATGCTCTCGGCGTTCCTTGCGGGACAGCCACTTAACGGGATCGTTTAGCCCCGCGATAAGCCGTCCCCGTTCTCGCCATCGGACAGTGGCGTATATCGCGTAGCCGACGAGCGCGAGCAGAGCCAAGATGACTATGAGCACAAGGATTCTCACCGGCTACTCACCATCTGCCCCAAATCCTCGCGGGTAAGGAACATGGTGTTTCGTGCAATCGTGGAGTTATCACGGTCCAAACCGAAAATCTCGGTGGTACCGCCCTCGCGCTCAAGCCTGGCCCGGTAGTTGACGTGATAGTGCCCGTGAAAGAACAGGCTTGGCTTAGTCGCATCAACCACTTCGCGGACGAGGCCCCGATGAGACTCGGCTGCTAACAGGTCTTCGCTAGGGAACTCGTTACCCGAACCGATACCTGGAATCGCGAACCCGCGAGGCGCGTCATGGGCAACGATCACATCCACGCCGCCAGGCCGTGAAGCGTATTCGACCTGCTCACCGCTAAGCACCTCACCAGGCCACCAGTCGTGACCCTCGCGCCGCCACGAGCGGTCCACCGAATGTGCGCCACCTAGCGCCATCCACGTCATACCCCACCACTCCCAGCGGAAACCGCGAGGCAGATGCATGATCCGGTCTAGATCACCGAATACCGTTGGCTTACCGCCAGGTATGTTGCACTCGTCAAGCTGCGAATGATCCTCATGGTTGCCATCCACCCAGATCAGCCGCATGTCCAGCTCTTCAAGCAGTTGGTTAGACCCGAGCAGGTAGGCATAGGTCCGCTCCGATGGCGTCCAAAACCCGTAATCGCCAACATGAACTATCATGTCTGCGCCACTACGTTTGGCGTACTTAATGGCCTGCTCAGCCCAGTACGGGTTACCGTGCCAGTCCCCCGCAACCATTACCTTGTTCGGCTCCGTCACCACCATGTGACTAACCTCCATTTCACAATCCGACACCTGACGCACTCGCGTTGCTGCTTTAATCCACCCCCGGAAGGGGGCTCGGGCTTGTGCCATAACGTCCATTTGTGCCAACCAAACCGGCACCTATTCACCGCTCGATGACCTCGAGCTGAGAATGTATTGGCGGGCCACTCATCCCCTTGCCGCAATCCGGCAGACGCCCCGCCTCAGAAGCCCATTCATGTAAATGAAGCTGATACTCTTCGCGGTACGCATGACCACACCCCAGCGGGCATTCAAACATTCCTTTACTACCTTTCCTAAATGGATAAACTCATTTCCACGGCTTCCGAACTGCGACCTTTCGGTGAGTGCCGCCCACGCACCCCGGAATTGTGCGATCCAAGGTCACCTGTAGAGGCTTAGAACCATCGCGGCCATCAAAGACCACTTGAATGCCCCGCTGTTTCGCCAAAGACGCCAGCGCACGGGTGTAATCAACCGGCAGCGGCTCACGCTTGTGAGGTGGATAACGAATAGCGCAATCCAGCCAAGCATTCAGAAGAATGCGGATGCGGTTTCTATCTGCTCGCGGCAGTTCACGTAACTTTGGACCTGTGGGTTTCCCAAGATTGATAGCCATTGCCCACCTCTCGATGAAGGGATTTAGAGAAATGAGTCGGCCGGGGAGCGGAAACCCGGTGAGTGAGGCAAACCCGTATTAAGCCCCAACACAAACAGGCGTATGACCACAAATAACGCCGTTTCCAATTAGGCTCGCTCAACCCGGCCGACTAGCTGCGCGCCGAGAATCGAACTCGGAAACACCCCCCAGTCAGCGTCCCTACCTTGTAATAGATAAGTAGCAAGGGTGCGGCAGCCATTACCTGCCCCGCGCATCCTCACTGTTAGGACTAACCGTTCTACCTCCGTATCTCAGCCACGGGATACGAGTCAAGGCATTGCGTCAGACGTGTAGACGCCGCCCATACCATCGGTTTGTGCCCAACAGTGAAAGCACACAATATTCATTGCGACCTAAACTTGGCAGCGAAACGCACACCCACCCGGTATAAACGTCACAGGCGCCCCGACAACGGGGTTACTTCGTACGGCCAGCTATAAAAGTTTTTATGTGGTTGGTTGGATTAAGTTAGAGCGGATACGTCCACTCGGTCAGAAGTAGATTCACACGCGCCACAAGGCGATAGACTTTGATTTTTGCGATCCTTCGCGCTCGCGCAAACCTACTCCTGACCCCCATCCTCATATTTCAATTATCCCCCATTAAGGGGAACAATCGAAAACTCTCGTTTTTCAACAATCTCGAACCCGATGGGTTCGTCCAGATTCGGCCCAACCGGGATAAGGTTCACCTCGGCTAGGTTGTCAACAATGGCATCCGCGATTGCTGCAAGCTGGTCAAACTTGACACTCGGTAGCCATTCCTGAAGTTCGGCAGTGACCCGATGAACAACGTATCCGCGTTCGACGGGCTCGTTGGCGATTCCCGTAAGCTCCCGAATATCATTGATAGCGGTAAGAGCCTCGGCTAAACGCAACTCGGTTTCAATGTTCGCAAAGCCCATGTCACGAATCCTTATCTTCATCCCACGGAATAGTTTCCGCACACTTCCTAATCTCTTCCATCGGAACCAGCACCTTGCGTCCGTACTTGCGTACAAAGATGCGTCCTGCTCGCCGCAGCTCGTCAAACTCGGTGAGTCCGAGTCCGAGCATTTCCGCCGCCTGCCTCCTGGGCACTAGCACCGGCTCGGCAGTGACCCTTTCGACTACCGCAGTCATCCGGCCCGCCTCACAGCCGCGATGCGTCGCGGCATCCGTCGAGGGTCGGTGATCAGGTTGTTGATTGGGACATTGAATCGGTAGGACATTGCCGCGATCAGCTTGACCGTTGGACGGCCCTGCCAGTTCTTTGAGAACGACCGGCGAACTGTCGTCGGCGCTTCATAAATCTCACGGGCAAGATCCTCGCGGGTCTCAATCTTGTTGACGGCCATCAGGTTTCGAACGTATTCGCAGTCCCAGTGGATGTCTGGTGTGGTCTGTTGCACGCTATCGACACTAGCAAGGCACTTTCCAAAATTGCAAGCATGTAACTAAAAGTGGTTGTGGCATGCCATGGTGGAAAGTTCATAACCGCAGATGCAAGATAGTTGCTCACAACCGAAAGTGGTTGTACGGTTCACGCATGCGCACAGACAGTCGAGGTAACGACATACAAGTTGCCCTGAGCGATGCCCTGGGGCGAGTTGTACAGAAGAACGAAATAACCGCCGCCCTCGGACTGCCCGCTGCCGCGTACAGCCGCAAGCTTGCCGTCCGAGCCGACTTCCCCAACTTTGAAGAGCTCACAGCTATCGCAAAGCACTTCGAACTAGTCCCCGCAGCCCTGCACTACGACTTCGGGCTCATTGACGATGAGGCCATAGAGTTCTTGCGGGAGCACCGATCCGGCCACCCTACGGTGACCACAAGACGAAAGGAGGTCACCAAGGCAAGTAGGCGAGAACGACGACTAGACACCGCAAAAAGAAAGCCCCCGTTATAGCCGGGGGCCAAAAAACCAACCAACCAACCCACACACAGCGGCCCCGGTGATAGCTAGGGACCAGGGCGCTGCGCACAAGACCAGCCACGGGGGCCGTTCTTACATGTCAGTACCGACGTTGATACTCGTTACCCTAATTACGCTCTGCCTAAGCCTGTGGATTCGGCGCGCCACATGGACGACCACGTACGAACGCGCCGCGACGATAAACCTACTCCTTCAAGGCATCGCAGTAATCCTCATGTCGCCGTGGGCCTCCCAGCACATCGGCATTTGGCTCCAACACATCACCGGCTGGGCCAACCTAGAGGATTACATAGCGCACGACGCCTACATAGTGGCCGCAAGCGCAGTCGCATACAACGCGTTAGGCCGCGTAGACGAAGGCCCATATCTCGAACGATCATTCAAGCTATACGTCGAAATCCCAGCAACATTGGCAATGCCGCTCATGCTGGTCACCTTCGCGCTAAGTGAAAGCACCGACCACTACGCTGATGACTTCCTCCAGCTGCCGACCGACTTCTGGTTGGGCGCGTACTGGCTCATACTCTGCGTAACCCTTGTCCACCTGCTCGGCTACGGATGCAAGATGCTCGCAATACTCCGCGAGGACCCGCGTTCAACCTTGGTGGCCGATGCCTACTTGGTCTCGTGCCTCTGCGGCATCGCGGCCAGCCTTATCCGCGTACTCATCTCATTCACCCCCGGCATTCCCCCAGCAATCGGCAGCGGAGCAGTCTGGCTGCTCGCCTGCGCATGCGGGGCCGGATTCGCAGTTACCGGCGCAGCGTCATGGCTGGGAAAAGATAAAGAGAACGCCGAGGCCGCCGTTACCGACGACCAGCCGCCACGACGACCCGAGCCCGTGTAGGGCTTAGGGCACTAAGGCATCAAGTCCCGCGACCGACTTACGCAAAAACCCCATATCGACCTTTTGATAGTGCCTGGTAGTCAGAATGTGGGCGTGACCCAAGAACTCCTGAATAGCCCTGGCATCTACGCCATCCTCCATGAGTTGCGTCGCCGCCGTGTTGCGCGCCTCGTGTAGAAGCACCTCGCCGCGTTTCTTGGTGATACCGCACGCCGACACAAGCTCATTCCACGCCCGGTTGTCGTCACGCTGAGATACGGGCCTGCCATCGTCGTGATGCCACAACAAGTTATGCGGATTGTGACGCCCCGCCTGCTCCTGTTTGTAGACCTTCAATATCTCCACCAGAGCCTCGGTCATCGGCACAAAGCGCTCACTCGTCACGCTCTTGGGCCGCGTCCACACAAGGCTGCGATGGCACTCCCGATATTCGTAACCGGCAGGAAAATCCCACTTAGCTTGCGGGCACCACGCAGGACCACCCATATCGCAGGTACCGCCGCATCCGTGAACCTTGGTGTGGTTCTGCAACTGCCACGAAACATCCAATACGCCCTCATCCAGATAGACGCGATCCCATTCCATCCCTAGGCATTCAGCCTGCCGCGCGCCGGTAAGGAACGCGAACGCCCAACGCGACGCCAAATAGGGGCCAAAGGTCCGCCTCTCGTCCAGCTCAGCGGCGACCGTCAACATCTTCTTAGCCGTGAGCTGATCGTATGCGCCACGCTCCCGAGCCGTATATCCCGGCTTATGCACCAGTGCCACAACATTCTTAGGCACGACCTCTTCTTTCACGGCGTCGGCCACCGCCCGATTCAACACGACGTATGCCTTCTGAGCGCTACGGGGCGAATGCTCCTTTTGATTTGACCGAACCATCTTCCGCACGTGATCTGCCGTCAGCTTGTCGAGCCGGTGCGTCCCGATGTACGGGTTGATGTAGTTCCGAATCGTGGAGCGATAGTCACGCAGCGATTCAGGTTTCACCCGATCCTTGTGAATCTCATCTGTCCACTTGCGTAGCCATTCAGCAACCGTGTACCGATCCGAACTGTGCGGGTTCAGCTCACCCTTGGTTTGGGCGACGAGTAGGTCTCGCAGCTTCTCCTTGGCAAGTCTCTCGGTCTTGGCCGCGCGCCGGATTTGTCGGCGTTTTCCGTTCTCATCCGTGACATAGACGTAGGCGACGTGGTACCCCTTCGCGTCCACGTACAGGCCACCCAACCCCTTGTCGCGTCTCTTATTTTTTTCACGGCTGTCAGCCATCGTTAACTAGCCCCTCCGACTCGTAGGTCTCATCTATTGGTCTCATCTACCGGGAGAGCACGCTAGCGCTCGCTGACGCATAAATACTCCCCCACCTGCGATGTTGACACCAATCTATCAGGTGAGCTACTTACCACTACTACGGACTTTTAATCCGCAGGTCCCAGGTTCGAGCCCTGGTGGGGGCACCAGCAGCACCGCCGTCGTCACCGCCGTCAGGCAGTGAGCGGTAACCGGTGAGGGTGTAGTTGGCATCAAGACCGAGCTTGTCGCAGATGTCGTCTACCTCCTCCACCTTCCATCGGACGCCACCGAGGGTTCGGCGTGACAGCCAAGGTTGGCTTACACCAAGCTCTTTGGCCGCCCTGTTCACCGATAGACCCAACGCAACCAGCTCTTGCTTCAGTCGGATCGAAATAGCGCCGCGACGTACTACACGGCGACGACACGCTCGTGAGCCACGTCGAACCGTTCCCGCGCGACAAGGACACCACCCCGACCGCGAGGGACCACCGGGACAGGCACCAGGCGGCACTGTGGCATGCCCTGGCACTCGGCCGGGTCAACGGACGCGCCAGCGACGAGCTCGACCGAATCCGCAACGCGCTGTCGACGACCATCCGCGACATGTGCGAGACGCGCGGGCTGGAGGTGCCCGAGTTCCGCACGAGTCCAAGGCCTCTGCCGATGGTCGTCGAATCGGATGCACGGCGACCGGCAGATCGGTTCAGCCTCGATTCGGCACCGCCGGCCCGGGCGGGCTCGTGTCGACGATGCTTCGTCACGTTGCCCACCTCGGCGGCCGGACCGCTGCGCGACGACTGCGACGGCGCCCCGGAGACGCGCGCACTCGACCAGTTTTCCGCGGAAAACTGGCGCGTCATCTACGCAGGAAGGCGCGGCGACGAGACGCATTCGATCGCGACGACGGCGCGCATGGCCAAGTGGCTGCACCGGCACGCGGCCAATATCGCGTTGCAGGAGAACGGCGCCGAGATCTGCGACGAGATCGAGCAGGTGTACCGGTCAATTACACGCGTGGTGAACCGCCCACCCGAGCCCATGATCATCGGGCCGTGCATCACCGACCCGGCACCCGACGAGGTGCTTGCCGAGCGGGGCCGCAAGGGCGACAACTCAACCCGGTGCGGGTACGCACTCATGGCGCCGAGTCACAGCGGCTCAATCGTGTGCCCGCAGTGTGACACCGCGCATTCGGTGGCCGACGTGCTGGCGCGCAACCTCGGCGAGCTCGACGACCGCAACGCGCCCGTGCGCGAGCTGGTCGACGTGGTACTCCCCCGCCTCGACGAGCACGTGCCACAGTCGACCATCGAGCGCTGGATTAGACGCGGGTGGGTGCCGGTGCGCGGCCGGGACGCCGAGGGGCACCAGATGGTTCGCATCGGCGATGTGCGCGCGGTGCGAGCAGAGCGGCCCAGGAACGCACGGGGGCGCTGTGCAAGTCCGCTCAGCCACTAGCCACTAGCCCGATTAGGCAACTTTGCAGCTATTTCCTTGAGAAGGTTGATTAAGTCGGGTGGAATCGGAGATACGTGTTCGATCTTTCCCTCGTCTCCAAAGACTGGTCTAGAAAAGACGCCGTGACTGAGTTCCAAAATAAGCCGTTCGCGAGCATCACTGTCGGTAATCTGCTTTGCGAACGCAGGCATGGAGTTGATAAGCACCGAAGAAGATTCGGCCCAACGCCCCAGTATCTGATGATACTTAGCTACCCGCGCTGTATATGAAGCTAGACCGACGATCGGGAGCACCAAAACGAGATGAAGTAGCGTTTGGGTTATCGGGGAGTTCCCGCTGATACACAAGATAATAGCCCCGGCAACTACTACGGCTACTATCGATGCGATCGTTGCTTTGGTCCAGCTTTTGCTGGACTGTCTCTCTCTATCTGCGACTTGAGAGAAGTAGCCTCCGATCGCAGTGGCGCCCGTTTGGCCCGCCGCAGCTAGGGCGGCATCGCGCGCGTTCAAAGTCTCTTGCGCAGCCCGCTCAGCAACCGTAGCAGTGTTGATTGCCGTCAGATTCCTGGCGAAGTCCTGCCTTAGCTTGCCAAGTCTCTCTTGCCATCGACCTAACGCAGTACTCTCAGAATTGCTTCCGGCGAGTTCGACTCCCGAGTCCCTAAGCCCCCACACGAGCCCGTCCAAGACTGAGTCAATCCATTTAGCCAAAAAGTCAGTAACGCTTTCCGCCGTAGGCGGGGGGTCTTGTTCAAATGATCGCGCCACAGAATGGCTGAGGTAATGGGCCAACTCATCGAGCAATGGCTGCTGAACGAACTGCACTAAGAATCGTGCGCGAACCCTTTTCCCGTCAAAGATATCTTCTGGCTGATAGAAGAGCAGATCGAAGAGGCCGTGCACCACGCTCTGGGTGGCCTCTAGTTCGCGAGGGCTAAACCTATCCCGCAGGGGGCTTAGAGGTCCGCTTCCTCCGTCAGCCTGGATCGCCTCTGTGAAAAAGCGATCAGCAGCCTGCATAGTGGTGTAGGCCTGCTGCCGACTGTCACCTACCGGGCCCGCCTGGTCGGCCCATGGATGCGTCGTCTCTAGGCCTCTGTCTGGTTCGTGTTCCACATTCGGACAATATGCGGCTCATGCACCAATCTGAGCGCGGACCATGACAATCTGCAGGCAATTTTCGCATGTTTGGGCCGTGTCAGTCCTCAGGCGTAGAACTGGCCCATGGCACGCCCACCACGCGACAAGTTCCCGAATGCGTACGTCGGTGACCTCGTGCCCAACGGCAATCAGGCGTCGCGGTACTTGTATCGCTGCGCGCGTACTGAGCTGTGGGTTCGACCCAAGCGTTGTGCAGCTTCGATGACAGTCAGGCTGCGATCTAGCGCGATCTCGATGTCGCGGTCGGTCCAGGGTTGCTTGTAGTTGACCGCCGTGTGCCGGGTGGCCTCTTGGCGTCGCTCCCGCTCTGCTTCGGCCGCGTCCCGGCACCGCGGGCATAGGCATCCGTATCGACTCGCGCCGGTGTAGGTGCCGTGCAGATGCTCGGGAACCTTGCCCTGCAGGCGCCCCAACCAGCGCGCACGAGCCACAGTCACCGAGTTGATCGAACGCCCCAACTCGGCGGCAATCTCCGTGGGCGTGCGGGACTCATCGGCCAGAACAGCGATCTCATCCTCAGTCCAGAGGCGCTGCCGTATCGGCTCCGCTCGCGACTCGCGCGCCGGGATCAAACCCGAGGCCTTTTGGCGCTGCAGGTCTCGAATGTGCTTGATCGCCCTGAAGGAACGTCCCAACCGGCGGGCCGCTTCGGCGCGGGGAATCGACCGGTCTAGCGCGATCGCGATCTCCTGAGGTGTCCATGACCCATAGCAGGCGATGTCGGTCTCGGCTACCCGCTCTAGCTCGGCAGCGCGACCACGTTTCTGGGCGAGCAGTTGCTCAATATCGCGTCCCCGGTACCGCTTTCGAGCCTTCTCCACCTGTAGCCGGGTGCGGCCCAACCTCGCGCCGGCCTCGGCGCACGATAGTGACCGGTCAAGCGCCACTGCCAGCTCGTCAGCGGTCCACCGCCGTTGAGCTACACCATCAACCACACGGGACGGGTTACCGGGGAGGCATTGTGTTCGTGGCCGGTGCGGTGGTTTGGTGGATTCGGCAGTGTTTGGCGCCGTTTCTTGCCGTGTTTGTTCTGGTTCCGGGCGACGCGGATTTGTTGCAGATCCCGGATCTGATGAAGCTGACAACGGCAGCCGTTTCCTCATCCGCAGCCCACAGCTGGCGAACTACTTCTGCGGCTCGGTGCAAACGGTGAATCGGCGTATTGGGTGTTGGAATCCGCCGTCTGGACAGTCGTCAATATTTGCAGTGTTCAAAATTACCTTCGTTGGCTTGAACTTGCTCGAACTATTCGGGTCGCCACACTCGACTTTTGAGACCTCGGAATCACCAATGTTTACGCAGAGCGCTTCGTCCCATTTCAAATCCAAACACGCAGTCCACTGCCCACCAGACTTGGTATTGCGGTAAAACTTGCGGTCTGCATCTTGGACGCATTCTCCTGGGACATTCACCCTTTGGATGACTCTGTAGACGGCTTCACGCGATCCGCAGTCCACGGTGACCAACGTTGCATCGACCAGTCGGCCTTTCAGCGTCGCACAGGACCCCACGGCGGCCTCGTTTGCTCCGTTGCCAGTGAGCGTTGCGGGAGTCGGGTATTGTCCGGGTATCTGATCGAAGTCCCGGTTGCTTTCTTCGGGTTGGCGGTTGTCCAGCGGGTCGCAGCCCACGGTCTGCACTGCTTCAACCACGACGTGAGAAAGGTCTAGATCGCGTAAGTCAGCAGGCGTAAATACGTCGATTCTGCAAGCCTCGGTGAACGCGATCGTCCGAGGAATCCCAGGTACGCGCATCACTGTCGCACCCGATACAGAGCTTTCAACTATGGGCTCATTCTGGCCCGAGTACTCCTCGCGAGTCTCCGCAATATCATCATGCACATTTCTCGGTCGTGTGATGTAGACCGATAATGCCATTTCGTCACTGGGCCTATGCCAACCGCATCCGAGCCTCATATCATTGTTATCAGAAGGAAGAACGATGTGTTGCCCTTGCCTGAGAAATTCGATTCTGCTCCCGAGCTTTTCAGAGATTGCAGTGCATCGCTGGTCGGCTGTCGCCGACTCCTGATTTGATGTAACGTGCCCCTGTCTGCTACAAGCACCGAAGGCCGATATCGCGAGCGAGATGATGATTAGTGTTCTGAGTGGGTTTCGATTCATTCCAGACGCACCCCTTCCCGCGCAAGCACCATACGATTCCTATCACTATTCATTGTGGCAATTAATTCGTCGATATGAACAGCGAGGATCTTCAGCCCAGCATGGAAACTATCATCGTCTGGCCACACGCGCTTAACGGTTCGTCCATGATGCTCAATTATCAGCTTTGCCCCCGGAGGATCCACAACAAAATCCAGCGTCCGTTCGCTACCGCTAACTCGCACAATCCAATGGCCCGTAGACATCTCCTCCAATGTGCATTCTGTTCCTTCAGCGACCATCTCGGCCAGTTCTACGATCGCATTTCTATCTTCAGTATTCATTGCAACGCGCCATTACTTGATTGGGGGCGAGCTCGACGGGAAAGCGGTGATTATCTTTCCATCCGAATTCGAGACCACTACGCGAGCCCAAAAGGAGTGACCAGGAATCACTTTTCCATCAGCCGTGATGAGATCGACTTGACGATAGTACATCCATGTATTGTTTCCTGGCTGATAAACCGCGCCTTGCGGATACGCAAGTACAGCGGCAATTGCATAATCAGCAAGATAACGCCAGTTGCCGGGATTCCCACCCTCAAAGCTCTTATTCTGCCAGTCTTGGTCGTGATGCCTCGCATAGAGGTGATTCAAGCCATAGCCTGACGTCCCGCAATACAGGGTGCTAACACCTGAACCGAGAGTCGAAGACATTCCGCTACGCAGGAAAGTGGCTACAACCTTAGTTTCTTTGCTCCCGTCGACCGGGCATGCGCCCCATGTCTTAGGCGTGTAGTTATTGAACGGCACTGGCGCTGGCGGAGTCGGAGGCGCCGGCGACTGCGGGGCAGGGCGCTGAGGCAGCATCGGCTTGCCGCAGATGCCACACTGCGGGGCGGGAGCGAACTTTCGTTCGGGTTTTTTGAAGGCATCCCCCGCGCCGCCGAGAGCTTCCCCGACGAATGACAGGAACTCCTCAAGTAGACCCAAATCCTCGGCCTGCAGCTCGCACTGTTGCTGGATCTGACGGTCTTGCTGATCGACTTGAGACGGTTCGCGTTCCTGCGTCGGCGCCTGACTCGGCTGCTGCGCAGGCTGGTTCGTGTCGCCTTGCTGTGGCTGCTGGCCTTGCTGCGGGGCCTGTTCTTGCGGTGCTTGGAAATCGGGGTTTGGCTTCCCGGGTCCCTGGGTGTAGCCGGGATTGGTTTGGTAGTCGGGTATCTGCGTGCCGTGGGCAGGTTGGTCCCAACCTTGGTGCGCCTGTTGCCCACCTTGCTGGCCCGGAACCTGTTGCGCACCAGGTGATCCCGTGTTGTATATGCTGATACCCGAGTTCTGATCCAGCGGCGGCTGGTTGTTGCCGCCCTGGTAGTCAGGCATTGAGCTGGGCATTTGCGGTGGCTGGAACTGGGAGCCATTCATCCCACCGTCCATGCCGCCGGTCGGCCCCGGAGGTCCCGTTGGGTCCGCGGCCACGGTCGCGACCGTCGAAAAGCCACTACCGGGGAGGGAGTAGTCATCGACGATCTTCGCTCCACCGACAGTTAGCGCGACAATTGCCACCAGCGCCGAGGCTCGCCGCAAACCCACTGGCATCGTCCAACGCTCATTCATGACCATGAATACAACCGCCCCTTTCAGCCGACGCTGAACGCGCCCCTGGGCAGATCATTACACACATATGGTTGCCATGTCGAGAAAACCCCAGCTAAAGAGTTAGCCACTTCAGCACGGGCTTGCATCTCCGCTGGTAGACACAGCATGAAGACCCTCGCGCGGTACCGCGATCTTGGAGCAACATCGACCATGGGACGCCACGTCTCGCTCGGCAGGTCGGACCGTGTTCGCCAGATCTTCATCTTCTGCCCGCGATCTAGCCGTCATGTCGGACTCTCGGCGTAGAACTCGCCCATGGACGCCCGGAAGGCCATTCGTGAGGTCATCGAGAGCATCCCGAACCTGTTCGGGATGCTCTCGAGGTGTGACCATCGGCGCCGAAGGTCAGACCGAGACCATCGTGTACACGCAGGCGCAGGTCGCCGACATCGTCGCCTCGATACTGCCCGACGCCCTCAAGTCCAGGGGCCACGTGGTCATCGCACTAGCCGAGGTCGAGACCTACGAGTCCAGCCGGCAATATGTCCGAGTACCGATCACCGCACAACCATGGTCTGACGGCGCCGTTCGCATCAGCCCGCACGGCGACCAGGTGGCCATTCGCAACGTGCCTGACAAGCTGCCCGTGCAGGACGCGCCAGCGCTGGCCTCAGCACTCATGGCCGCGCACACCCTGTGGCGTCGCGACACGCGAAAGCGCCGATATCGCAGGCCTGACCTGCACGTATGGCAAAATGAGTCCCAACATGTCGGTGGGACAACTATATCCACCGCATGAAAACCCCAGCCTAGCTGGGGTTTTCGTCGTTTCGAGGCTCTGGCGGTCAGCTACCGCCGTCGCACCCACCACCGCCGTCACTAAATCCGCCGCTGTCGCAGTACCCGCCGCCACTGCCTCCGCCGAATCCGCCGAAGAAGCCAAAGGTTCCCGTGTCGGCCCCGGCTCCCGGGCTATACCCAGGCGCACCGTCCGAAACGCGACGACCGCCATGATCTGGCCCCCGAGGGCTCGCTTTGCGGACTAACTGCCAGCAGAGGTACCCGAGTAACACCGCAAACGGCGTCAGCGCGATCAGCCCAATGCTCACTGCAACCACTCCTTGCATCTGGCAGCCACTTTGCTGACGTTCTTCTCATTATGGACTGGCCAGAATCTCAACGCCGGGCAGTAGGTCACCAGCTCAAGACGCCGCTGGGCGGGCAATCTCTTGACCTGGACAACTATGTCCACCGTATGAAAACCCCGGTCTAGCTGGGTTTTCGTCACTACTCCTGGGCTTCGGCCCTATGGTTCCGACTTCAATGAGTATCTCGCCTGCCTTGTTGAGGACCCTGAACTCGTCGAATCGCGGTAGGCACACAACGATGCCGCGATCAGAGTAAGCGATTACCTCCGGTACACCATCTCGAGTGATCATCGGCCTACCAGGTAACACGTACTCGATGAGCGCATCGTCGCCGCTAGGAAGCTGAACATGGTCACCTATCGGTTCTATCGCTAGTTCCCAGCTGGATTCGGATTGACTCTTCACGCGAATCCGCCCAGTAGGTTTGCCATCAAAGATTCCTGTGGCGTCCCCGGCCTCCGACTCGGATCCCAGGGCGGCATTTGAAACGTCACGGCGCCGACGATCTAGCACCCAGCGCCCGACGCCGCGGGCCGATTGCCAACCGAGATAGCCAAACACCACCACAACCGGCGTCAGTGCCATCAGCCCAACGCTCACTGCAACCCCTCCCTTGCACATGACCACTACTTTGCTGACTTTCTTCTCACTATGCACTGGCCAGTTCATTTACGCCAGGCCGCCAGTCGCCAGAGCGACCCCGCCATAACGCTGGCAGCCTCCAAAGGAGGGCACACGCGCTGTGAACCAATCCCTAGTCGACCTGCTCACTCGCACGTTCGCTTCGGGAGCCCTTCAACATCCCGGCAACGCAAACAGTCCCGCACGAGTGATTCCGATTCCCGGCTTCCGGGCGACCGGTATGCCTGAAGACTAAGCGCAGGAAATGATCGGCCAGGCCGCCAAGCTCTGGGCCGAGGCCATCGAGTCGGTCATCGATGGCGAATTCGACGTACTCACCAAAGCCGATGCGGCACAGCTGCGCCAGGACGCCGCAGAAGCGCCGGACGGCACCCGAATCGTCACGCTGTACGACCGCACCGACCACCAGCGCGCCACGCCCTTGTTGGTGCTGACGGTCGGCAAGACCGACGACGTGACGATCGATGCCCGTCAACTACGAAAGTTCCTAGCCCAATGAGCAATATCAAGATCACCGTCGACGGCAAGGTCCTCATGGACACCGACCCAGGCAAGTGGCGTTCCACGCCGCCGGATATCCCCGACCTTAAGCGCCAATCCGGCGGGCAGGATTGGGGTCTGGCCGTGATAGTCACTCTCGCACAGGCGGGCACGCTGGCCGAGCTGGGCCAGCCCACTGGGAACACCACGATGACCATCACTACCCGCGCCAACGGCTGGACGCTGGATGTGGAGCAGGACGGCAGCGAGCCATCCGTCGCACCCGGGAAGGGTCGTGCCTGCGCCCACTGCACCGCCAGCGCACGCCGAGGCCGATACAAGCGCTGGGCGCCAAGGATTTTCGTCGGATGTGGTGATCATGGAACCCTATGTCGCCGAGGCCCGACCATAAGGCCAGCACCACCGATCGCGGTCTGGGCTGGAAACTACGGACTCTTATGCCGCCTTCCGCTCAGGCTCGACTGGGGCCTGAGCGGCTGGCAGCTGGCGAATCTGCGGATCTTTTGCGCAATCCTGCGGACTTTTAATCCGCAGGTCCCAGGTTCGAGCCCTGGTGGGGCACCAGATCATCCGTTGCAATCAGCGGGAGCAGGAGCCTTACCAGGCCGTCGACCGGCTCATACCGTTCGGCCAATGACTTCCACGGCCGAGAACACCACCGGGACGCACCCGCCCCAATCCCGTCCCGTGACGTTCCGGCAGGCGTTCTTCGTCGCGTTGACCGCAGGCCTCGGGTACGGGTTCGACTCCTACGCGGTGAACATCTACGGCCTAGTGCTACCGGAGATCAAGGACACACTGCACATCACCGAGGCGCAGGCCGGGTACATCGGCTCGATCTTCCTGCTCGGGTACACCATCGGCACCGTCGGATTCGGCCTCGCCGCCGATCGCTGGGGCCGTAAGACCACCCTCGGGGCCTCGATCCTGCTGTATGGCATAACCACCGCCCTGGCCGGCCTGACCACCAATGTGGCCGCGTTCACCGGGTTGCGCTTCTTGACGGGTGTGGGCGGTGCCGGCGAGCTCGCGGTCGGCGCGCCCTACACCGCCGAGGTGTGGCCGGCCAAGACACGGGCCATCGGCGTTGGTGGCGTGATCTTTTCACTCTTCTCACTCGGTTACGTCCTGGCCGCCGGGGTCGCACTCGTATTGGTCCCGCGGTTTGGCTGGCAGGCGGCATTCATCGTCGCGATCATCCCCGCGGTGGTGCTTTTCCTTGCCCGCCAAGGCATCAAGGAATCGCACCGCTACACCCAAACCAAGGCGCGCGTCCAAGGCCGTGCCACCAGGCCGAAGCTGTGGCATGTTCCCGGAGTACGGCGGCGCCTCGTCGTCGGCTGGCTCGTCTACACCGCCAATGCGGTCGGCTACTGGGGCATGACCCTGTTCTTGACCACCTACATCGTCAAGAAGTTTCATGCCACCTCCATTGACGCGATCCGTTACGCCCTCGCCTTCTTCCTGCTACAGGCTGTGTTCGTCTTCATCGGCACCGCACTGGCCGACCGGATCGGGCGGCGACCCTCGGCCGTCCTCGGCGCCCTGATCGAAATCGCCTCCACCGCATTGGGAGCCACTTCGGACACCCTGCCGGAGTACCTGGTGTTCGGCGCCATCTCCATCGCCACCTTGGGCTGGCTGTGGGGAGTCGGTGACACCTACGTCGCCGAACTCTTCCCCACCGTGCTACGCGGCACCGGGTTCGGCATCGCCGTCGGCGGCGGCCGCGTCGTCTCCATCGCGGCGCCGGCCCTGGTGGGCTGGGCCATCACGCATTACGGAATCCAAACGCCCTACCTGGCTCTCAGCGGCCTGTGGATACTGACGATCATCGGATACCTGCTTGGACCGGAAACCAAGGGTAAAGAGCTGGAAGACCTTGCCGACGAGGCGCTTACCGAGGATCTGCCGGGCTGA